CAAGATGGCTTTAACCAAATCGGGACTAACTTGCTGAAGCTGATCTAGTGTTAGCTTCTGCTTGAAGATGCGATCTTCTTTCTGCCAGCCCACATAGGTAATCATGATGCCACGCTCAAGAAGATAGTTGGCCCCAAGCTCCATTTGCCGTTTGAACTGAGGAATATAACTAGCCACCATCCACTTTAGGAACGCGCTAGTAACGCGGGCACGGCCAATGTCGCCAGACTCAACCGGATAGGCGCGAATGTTTGCGCGGTTAAGCGAAGACATGAACATTGCCACATAGCGATTGATGCGCTCGTTAATGACATGAGCCTCCTGATCGGATGCACCCTTCCACGGGAAGGCATCGCTTCCACCCTTGCGTAAATCCTCGGACTTGCCCGACCACAAGTTGCGCCGGTTGTCATAGGCATCGGCACACTGGTCAAAATAGAAATTGAGGTCAGTGGTAGTGCGTTCATACGCATTACGGATAGCCATAACATTTGGCTTATCCTGAACGTAAATAAGTGCTTCTTGATTATCGTTTTCCATTTAGATTTTGTCCAATAGCGCGAATGATGCGATAGGCTGCACCCTTATCAATTGCTACCTTGTCCGCTAGGACAGCAGCTTCAATTGGTTGGTATTCAGCGTGAAGTGTTCGTTGCAAAATTTCAAAACCCAACAGACGATCAATCTGTTCGTCCTGCCACTTACGGTCCAATGTAATATCAATCTCCAAGCATTTCATGGCGATAGGTAGTTCCACCGGATGAGTCTGTAATTGCGTCAACATTTATTCGTTTGCCCAACAGCTTACCACGGAGTTTGCGAGGGATTGCAACAGGCACCTTACCTTCGTGCCCTTCTAGCTTTGCGTAAACCCATCGTGGATTGCGGGCTTCCATCAACACCGTTGCCCTAATTCTGTTTGGAACAGCAAGCGGAGCTTCAAGCGATAGCTCAATTAACTCTACGGCTTCTTCGGTTAGGTAGGTGTTCTTTCCGTAGCCGGAGTAGTGCAACCCCTCCTTTAGTTTTGCCGCTTTAATTTTAAGCAGCTCGTTAACTGTCTTGCCCAGCCTGTCGGCCAGCGTGATGATTTTTACTTTAGCCATTAGTATCCGCTCCTTCGTTTTGGTTGTTGTATTGTCTTATCCATCCAGCGTATGCCGTCAATGCACGCATAGCGGATAACGTCTATCGGGTCTTTCCATGCTTCATCTGTTCCGCCGTCCCCCGTATATTCCTGAAGGGCAGTGATGATGTTCTGGCAATTTTCTGAAACATAGAAGCGTGGTCGGTTGAGGCTATCCATCTTGGCCTTACGATTGTATGCCATCTTGCTTTGGATGGCTTGGATGCCGTCCTCAATGTCCAAACCGGGGGCAGGATTGAATGTCAGTCCGTTGTCCGCCAAGTCTTCAATGATCGAACTTGCCCCGTTCTGTGATTGATACTTGGCTGCTCCAAGGCGCGGGTCAATGAGCCTATCTAGTATCTCTTCCTTGTCGTCTGACTCCGACCTGATGATTAGGTCAACGTAGTTCTTAATGCCGTAGCCAAGCCCCTTACTGCCGTCTCCTCCTATCCATTTACCTCCATGCCACTTGGCCCAGTCTCCTACATTAACATCCGGCCACTCACGATAGACGTAGTAGGTTTCGCTTTCATCCACGGCTATCCAGCACATGAACCAGTTCTTGCGCCCAGCCGGGTCTAAGATCATGTAGCGTGTTACGTTATCACGCGGTATCTTGTCATGTGGTATGACATTAACCTCCCGCGAGAACATAGGGAAGCGGGTGGACGCACTCTTGGTTGGAACACCGTAGGCTCGCGTTAGGATTTCTTCCTCGCCCCTGCCCTGTAAATCCTGAGCAATACGATCATAACCGCCAAACGGATTGTCCTTTGAATGAAAATAAATGATTGCGCTATTCCCATTTGCAGCGTGTTGAATAAACGGAACCGGTCTGTCATTGAGGAGTTCCGCCGTTTTAGTTTCAATAGTTCTTGCTTTCTCAAGGTAGTCTCTAACCACCTCTGTGTAACCGTCAATCGGAGTGAACGTAACAATGACCTTGGCGTTACGGGTAGCCAATCGAAAACGCAAAGTGCGTAGTAGCTCAGGGCCAATAAGATATTCATCACACCAAGCCCCAATATTGAGCCATACCGGTTCACGACTGCCCAGCTCCGCGCCTTCCAGAATAGTATCGTTGTTAAGAAATTGAGCATAGGTCTTGAAGATGATGTGGCTCCTAGTCCCCGGCAGAATTAGACTACTCTTAGAGAATCCATTCTTCCGCGTGTAGCTAATGTTCTCCTCCGCACTAAGGGTTTTCTTTCTAAGCTCTTCAGGGAGAGCATCGTATATGGCGCATTGTTGCTGGCGGATAGACACGTCTGCATTTTGCGCGAAGCACATAATCACACTACCGGGATTGTCCATTGCAGCCTTTACCACGGCTGTTGCTGCCCAAGTCGTCTTAGACGATCTATTGCCGCCGCTCACAAGTATCTCATTAAAAGATTCTAACAACTCCTCCGCCTTCTTCCAGTGGGGAAGTTTGAACCCATACCTGTAAGGGTCGCGCACACTGTTCTCTATCGCCTGATGATAGATGTCGTAGAGAGAAGCCAGAACTTCCGGCTGCATTTGCGCCATCTCCTCATTGGTTGGTGGCGCGAGAATGGCGTGTTTCCTCCAAATCATATATCAACAGCCTCCTTCTGTAACGCGGCCCTAGCATCCGCTATAGCCTTCATAGCATCCTCCAAGCTAGGCTTCCCGGCCTTGTGCTCTACCACCACCTTGTTCTCCCCTAGAGCCTGCATACCCTTATCCACGGCTATCCCATAGGAAAGAACCAAATCCCGAATGTTCACCTTAGCCAAAGCGTCAGGGTTGTTAGCCAGCATCTCTAGCTTCTGTTTAGCCAACAACCTCAGTCCCTCTGCCATCTCAAACCCATCAGCCGCCAACTGCTTCCGTCTCACCTCTATGGCCACCTCATGCCGCGCCTTCACCTTACTAATCTGATTAAACGAGAAGCCTGTAGCCTCAGCAATCTCCTCCCACGTATTCCCTTCCGCTAGTTGCTCCAAACACAGCATAGCCTTCGTAGGCTCCCGCGCCTCTAGGGTGCGACAATCGCTGTCCACTAGGGAGGACAATAGTACTGGGCTAATGTTTTCTATGCTCATTGTGAAATCAATGCTAGTAACGATTGTTCATCCAACGCAAGCGCAACATCGTTCGTGATGCGTTTAACGCGAAATCCACGGATAGCTGATAGGAAGTAGTCTCTACGACTGTCATACGCCATTTGCTCACTATCATCGTGATAGCCGCCATCTACCTCAAGACACAACTTCTTGCGACGCTTAAAGTAAAAATCAACAATGAAATGCTTGTTAGACGTGCAGAAACCTTTCTGAAAGCAATAGTCTTCACCAATACTATCAAGCAAGTCTTTAACGTAAAGCTCTGCCTTAGTAGCTTTGGCGATAAGCACACCTCGCCTTAAAGCTAACAAGCTTCGGTTGGAAGGACTACTGTTGATATTCATCTTACGCTTGCGTATGGATTGTACTGAGCCCTCAAAATTTCTGTCAAGCCATTTGTTCAACTATGTTTCCATGTCTTCTTCAACTATGTTTTCCCGTCTCTCCTTTTAGGAAGGACCATTTACAATATTCCCTCCTTTCATGAGGGACCATTTACAATATTTTTTTATGGGGGCGTTCTGACCAATTACAATAACCCCACCCCCCCCGCCCGCGAACCCCCTCCCCCCCTCCTATTGAGACTGAGTCGCAACGTATGGGACAAGGGATGTCCTACCTATCAAACGGCAGGCCGCGCAAGGGATAGGTGAGACACGGCTTGTCTCAGGTATCCAGCCAGAATGATGGGTAAGACAGCCTATGTCTCAGCCTCAGTAGCCTATTGAGACTGAATCTCAGCGACCAGGTGAGCGGTTAGGGCACGCGTGACGGGGTTTGATCTAAGGGGAGGTGATGCATTACGACGGCATTACATCGGCGGGGCGACGGGGGGGGCAGTCTATTGGCTGCGCTTGGCTTTAGGCTCTATCTCTTTAGGCTTACGCTATCCCTAGTCTTTTGCTAGACTCCTACGTTGAGACGGTGAAGAGGCCGCAAATACGGCGGAAAAGATAACGCGCAAGTCGTTGCAAGCGTAGCTACTTACGGATTACATTATCTTTTCCGTGTAAAAAGTCTTGCAATCGACCACGCGCTCACGCACTCTCTCCACATCGCCAACGCACTCCGCGACGGCAACCAACACACACACACACACACACACATGAAAACGACCACAAAAATCATTTGGCTAAACAAAGCATTGGAACATCGCATCGAAATAACTCAGATGGGTTTCCGTTTAATCAACGAGTATGGATATGCGGGAACCTTCAAGACGCTGGCCGACGCTTATGCGGCCAACGTGTCCCGTGAGCCATAAACGCATACGTCTCCCGCCTTCGCCAAGCTTGACACCCCGCAACCCGCAACTCTCAACCCTGCCTCCCTCCAAGGGGCGGGGATGAGGCATTGAAAGAGGGCGCGATTGCCCTCTCAATTGATAGGAAAACAGATAAACACATGAAAACGGAAGAAAAGAAAGATGTTTATAGCATTATCACGGAACGTATTGTTTCGCAATTAGAGTCGGGGACAGTTCCGTGGCGCAAACCTTGGAAAGCGCAAAACAACGGCAACCCTGCAAACTTTGGTAGCCGCAAATCCTATCGGGGAATCAATTGGTTTCTGCTATCCTTTTCCCCTTATTCGTGCCCGTTTTGGTTAACCTATAAACAAGCGTCGGAACTAAAGGGAAACGTGCGGAAAGGGGAGAAGGGGACGCCCGTAGTCTTTTGGAATTGGGTTGACTCAAAAACAGAGAAGGACGCAACGGGCAAGCCGAAGAAAATCCCTTTTCTGAAGTATTACACCGTTTTCAACGTTGAACAATGCGAGGGCATAGAATGGGCGGCGGAAAAGATTGAAGGAACGGAATTTAATCCCGTGGCAGAGGCGGAAAAGATTGTTACCAATATGCCAATGGCCCCCAAATTGGCACACGGCGGCGATAGAGCATATTATCGCCCGTCAACGGATAGCGTTCAAATGCCAAAAGCGGAGACGTTTGACACGTCCGGAAACTACTATTCAACCCTATTCCACGAATTAGCGCACGCAACGGGGCACGAAAGCCGCCTCAATCGGAAAGGGGTTTCAGAGGTTGCGGCGTTTGGCGGCGAAACCTATGCGAAAGAGGAACTAGTCGCGGAAATGGGGGCGGCGTTCCTTTGCGCTGTTTCAGGGATTGACAACACACTCCCCGCTTCCGCCTCTTATATTCAGGGGTGGTTAAAGAAATTAAAAGAGGACGTCAAATTGGTAATTCACGCTGCCGCTCAGGGACAAAGGGCCGCCGATTTCATTTTGGGAAAGATGGAAACGCACGCCGATTGATTAACTTTCAAACCCATTAACAGCCCGCTTCCGTCAATGGGGCGGGCCTTTGCGGTGAAAACCTATGAAAAAAACAAAAACAGCTAAAAAAATCAGACGCGGACTTTTCTCCGCTTCACATTCAAACGGGCGAGCGTTCTTTTTTGGATGTTATTCCAAATGCGTTCAAATGGCGGGAAAAAAGGGGACCGTCAAAGCGGAGGACGTGAAATGAAAACACACACACACACACCGGGGCCGACCGCGCCGGAATTGCTTTCCGCCTTACGTGAATTACTGGAAAATGCAGAAGCAAAAGAGCGTTATATCCGCATAATTGAGGATACAGAAACCAGTGAGGAATCGCCGGAAGATTTGGATTCGCCGGAAATGGCAAGGGCGCGGGAAGTGATCGCCAAAGCGGAGGGCAACGCATGAAATCGCTTTTCCGCTACCTCATCTCCGCTCTGTTGTATTTCCTATTTGCGTCCAATCGAACGCGGGAAGATTTGGCAGAGGCGAACACCGGAACACTCAAAAAATGACACGTCTCATTCTCAACGCTGCGCTTTGCCTGCTTTCCATAGGCGCACTCATTCTCTGCCTCGCCGTGAGGCTCCTACGATGACGCCTAAGCCCTATCGCTTGCCCAAGGTGCGGCTTGTGGGCCTAGTCCACCCTCGCACCCTCGCAAGCCTTCAGGCGTGGCGTAAAGCCTACGGAATACCCATAGGCGAGAGCCTTGATGCACTCTTCGATCATGCCATGCGGGGCGAAGGGGCGTTCATTTTCCGTCTTCCGGTAACTGGTAATCCTTTGACCATTAAGGCAGATAAACCTCAATAAATAACACCATGACAGCTATTAACCTCATGGGCCTAGGTCTGGCCCTAATTCTTGTTGCCCCGTTCATCGTTTTCTGGTTGATCTGGCGAGCCGAAGACGATGATCACTGGGATAGATAATCAAAAATTGCAGAAACTCAGTCAAATAACATAAAAATCGCTTAGAAATAACAATAAAACGTATGAAAACTTATCACAAATCACTGGATCCGCGTTGCCTTTCTCAAATTGAAACGGAAAGCAATCAATCTGACACCATCGAAATCATTGATTCGGGCGGAGCAAATATCGAATTGATGGTTGAAGCCTTAAAAGCACAGGCCAAACACGGTTGTTTGGGCGAATCCCTCGCTTGGCTTTTTGTTGAAGAAAAAGACGGCGTTACGAGGCTTTTAATGAAAGAGGATAGGGCAAATAAGGGTTGGTTGAAATGCTATTCCGCTGTTTATTTTTACATCTGCGGATGGACGGACCGTTGTTTCTATGGAAACACGTTTTACAACACCGGAAAAGAAATCAAGGGCAGTGAAGTTTTGGACGTAAAATGACACAAAAATGAACGAAAATAACGAATTCCGCGCCGTAATTGGCACCCGCAAAATCTGCTTCCCATACCACGTTGGCCAATTGCAGGCCCTCTTACGCTATTGCTTGCCCTACGGGGTAATACCGGGGGTGACGATCACGGATAAGGCCGCGCTCAACGAATGGGTAGAAACGGAAATTGAACGCTGCATCCAAGAGGCAGAACAATTTGAAAAGGAGGCGGGAAAACCACTTGACACTAAGCCTATGGTATAATCCACTCGTTAGGTAGCTGTACAAGAGCCTACGGACATTTCATTTTTCCCGCCTGCCGACGGAGGGAATCTTCAGAAAAGCCCCTTGGTACTTGTACTGCTAAGGGGCTTTTTACTGCCCTGAAAGTAAGACGTACCGTTAAGGGGACGTATAAGCCATGTTGCACCTTACGCCTGAAGCGGCGACACACTCAGCTTTGCTAGGACAGCGCGAAAATCCGTTCCCCAACTTTGAAGATTCGAGGGAGGGCGGTATGGAACTCCCTCTGGAGGATCATTTGGCAGCTAAGCGCATACCGAAGCCCTGATTCTTTTGGGGTAGTGCAAACGGGACTCTCAGACATTGGCCTAACGGCCTATGGAATCTTCTCTGTCGGATATTTGGCAGCTTACCTAGCCGCAAATTTATTGGCGGCGTCAAACTAAACAAAAAACATAACATAACAAATGGAAACACCTAAAGAAACAAGCATTAGTCCTGAACATTCAGTAATAATGCCTAAAGAAACAGTCATTAAGAATCGAATTAGATTGCCCACGAAAAGAGGTTGGGCCGCAATGAAAGTTGCGGACTTATTCAAGGCGCAAAAAACCTTGAGAGAACTCTGCCGAGATCATGGAGCACCGCTCCACCTAGCCAGACACTACCTTTACCAAACAAAAAAATGAACATCTCAGAAACTATGGAATCGGTTCGTCATCTTATGGCAAAATACTACTTACGATTTGCTAACAACCCCATTGCACAGGGGCGAAGCCGGGAGTTTGCCTCACGGCCTAGAATTGATGCCGAGAAAGCCCTAGCCGTTGTGCAAGACTGGCGAAAGGGGCTTAGCCGAAAGGATTTATGTAAGATACACAGCCTAAGCCTGCCCTCCGTTGATCGACTGGTGAAGGCTAATAAAAACAACCACAACCTCACGTTAGAAAATGTTAGCTACAAAATAAAGAAATGAACAAAGAAAAACAAAGAATCGCCATTGCGGAAGCGTGTGAAATCGTAAGCCGAGACCAGTGGGGACCGCTGTATAAAACAGCACGAGGGGTGCTTAGGGATTGCCCTGATTACTTAAACGACCTCAACGCCATGCACGAAGCGGAGAAGGTGCTGACATACAAACAATCGTTTACCTACACGAATAACTTAGAAGCGCGTACTCAGACTACAACCGGCCTTGGCAGGACGATTATTGGCCGCACCTTTCAGACCATTCAATCAACCGCCGCCCAACGTGCAGAGGCTTTCCTTCGTACAGTTGGCAAATGGGAGGATGACAAATGAACAAAGAAAAATATCACCTCGTTAGACACAATCTGTTTCGCCCTATGATTATAGGCCAGTTTTGGGACGTTCCAACACTAATTCAGGTTAAAAAAGCGATAGAGGCACATGATTTTATTGAGATTGGTGAAGATAGTGTTCGACGCATTGTTGAAGGGGAGCACGTCCGCCCATATTTACAGATAACTTATTTTATTGAAGCACGTTAAAAAAATGAACAAAGAATCCATATTTATTGGGGCGTGTTTGGCCTGCCCTGAACTCATAGACGACGGCATAGCACAAGGACTAAGCAACGCGGCGTTCGGCAACGCCCACCGCACCATCTGGCAAGCTCTTGTGGGGCTACGAAGCAAGGCCCAACTCACCGACTGCAACTCAGTTTACCTAGCTTTAGGCGACAATTGCCCTGCGGACGAGCTGTTTGCGGCGGAGAAAGCGTGCCAAAGCTCAGTGACGGGACGTAAGGCTCTTAAAAGCCTAATCTGGGAAGGACAGTTGGCCACCCTTAAGCCTGCCCTTCAGGACACGATTGCTTGCGTTTTACGGGGCGGGAAAGCTGAGGAGGTGTCAACACTCGTGGAGGGGCTACAAAACCATCTAAAGCCCACAGAAAGCGAGGCTCCGAGCCTCACCCAACTCATCACGGAGGTTAAACTATGGGCTGAACAGGAAATTGCGGGCACTAGGGACAACCGAGACCTCGTAACTACCGGCCTGCCATCCTTCGATAAGCTCGCTTCGCCTATGGAAGCGCATGAATATGTGGTTGTCGGAGCGCGAACCTCCATTGGTAAGTCCTCGTTTATGTCTCAGATTGCTTCGCACAACCTCAACCGGGGGCTTAGAGTAGCCTACTTCACCCTTGAAACCTCAGCCGGGGCTGTCGTAAAACAAATCGCGGGACAGCGTAGCAAGGTGAATTTGCGGCAGATAAACCAAGAGATGAGCGAGAGGCAGCAGGAATACTTCAAAGCTCTGAGGCGGTTGGGTGAGCAACATCTGAGGGTGTTCGATAAGGACATGAGCGTTGCCCAAATCGAATCACGTTGCCGCCTACTCGCGGCTTCTTGGAAGCCTCAGTTAGTAATTATTGACTATCTCGGGTTAATTCGCGGGACAGATGGCTCAGCATACGAACGGATGGGCCAACTAAGCAAGGCCATGATTCCACTGAGGAAAACTTTGGGCTGCGTCCTTATGGTGGCGGCTCAGTTGAATCGTAGCAACGAAAGAGAAGATCGAGCCCCAACTCGCTCCGACTTTCGGGATGCAGGCTCCATCGAGGAGGACGCGCACAGAGTCATTGCGCTCCATCGCCCAAGCAAATCTCACACTGGAAACGTGCAGGAGCTAGGGCAATCCACCTACGACTACGAACTTCTCCAACTGAAGCTCAGAGACGGACCGCTGGCATACAGCCGCATCAAGTATTTTGCGCCTCACACTTGGTTTTTCGAGGAACAAGCATGAAGCAATACGATCTTTTCGGCAACGAAATCACAATAGAAAAAGCTACGGAGAAACCAGTTGCAAAAGTTGAAGAAAAAAAAGAAGAAATAGCTCGACACGAATCAATCAATCGTCCTTTCTCCGTTCTTCGGGTAGATAAAAACACAACGTGGATTTTCCACGAAACCTAAAAACAGATGCACATAAATATAGAAAACACACGCTTGCTAGGAATCGGAGAGACTGTTCTCCCCACCGACTACTGCCACATCGACGGCGACTTCATGCTCGTTGACCACCCAGAGGTAGGACACATCGTTGACGGTGACGAGTTTTACGAATATCGTCGCAGCCTCCAAGGTTGTCCCTACGAAGCAATGTGCGCCGAACTCGGCCTCATAAGCCAGCAACAGAAGAACTCTTTTCGTAGAATCTGCGAAGAACTCAAGAGCCTAAAAAACAATGAATAAGACACTCCAAGACCTCGTAAACACGGCACCGGGAACTTTCTT